AACATCATACACATGAAAATTGCACAGCAAGCCATTCAGGACATAAAGCACAAGATCGAGGCAGCGGGTTACCGTATGTCCGATCTGTGCCGAGTCGCAGAGATTGATCAGGCACAGCTCTCGCGCTGGGTTAACGGCCAAACTGAGCCACTTTACAGCACCGTGGTGCGGCTGGAGCAGGCCGCCAATGCCTTGATAGAGGCGCGTTTGCAGGTGCTTAACAAGGCCATGGAGGATGCCGTCAAATGAGCCGCATCATAGGGATTGATCCTGGCCTTTCAGGCGCGGTGGCGGTGCTCACAGGCTCTGACAGCCTACGCATCTTGGATATGCCCACTGTGACGGTGGAGCGCAACGGCAAGTCCAAGCGGCAGGTCAGCGCCAGCGAGCTGGCCGAGATTATCTACACGCTGAAGTCTGACGATTGTCATGTTTTCGTTGAGCGTGTGGGTGCAGTCAGTGGCCAAGGTGTCACCAGCGTGTTTTCGTTTGGCCGTTCATTCGGCATGATCGAAGGCATCTTGGCAGCGTTCAAGTTGCCTGTGACCTATGTCGCGCCAGCCACTTGGGTGAAGGCCGTTGGCCGTGGTCAGGGCAAAGATGCCAGCCGCGCACGCGCCATGGAACTCTTTCCAAATAACCAAGCCGACTTCAAGCGCGTCAAAGATGACGGCAGATCGGACGCAGCGTTGATCGCATATTGGGGCAAGCATCATGCAAGATAAAGAGAGACAAGTCATGCGCGAGCACATCATCTGGTTGGGCACTCAACTGGAAGAACAACGCAAAGCCAATCAAGCCAAGGTGGTGCTACTCAAACGCATCCTTGACCCCGAAGACCTTGGTCACGCTGTCAGCCATGAGGTGCGGCAGCTCGCATATCAAATCATCATCAACGATCACCACTTGGAAAGAGACACATGGCAACAAAACAACGAAAGCTAAGACCATCGGCAAGCTCACGGTGGATTGCGTGTCCTGGCTCAGTGAAACTCTGCGCGCAAGTACCGTTCAGGCCGTCAGGTGAAGCCGCACAGCGCGGTACTGCCATTCACGCGCTGGCAGAGACTTGCTATCAGCTCGACACCGATCCCATGAAATTCATTGGCGAGGAGATCGAAGGCGTGATCTTGGACGCTGATGATTGTCAGATGGCACTCGACTACCTGAACGAGATTTGGAACACTGAGGGCGTGACAGAGCGAATGAATGTCGAGTATCCAGTGAAATACCAATCAAAGGAATACATTCAGATTGCGGGTACTGCTGATGTCGTGGGCTACTCCATGAAATCAGGCAAGGTGTATGTCACTGATCTCAAAACTGGCAAGGGTTATGTGTCCGAAGACAGCACACAGCTCAAGATTTACGCACTGGCGTACACGCAAGGCATGGGACGCGATTGGATCAAAGAATTCCATTTGACCATCGTTCAGCCGCACTCAGGTGAGCCGCGCACCATGGTGATGCCAGCAGCCGAGCTGTGGGATTGGGAAGAGAAGGTATTGCGTCCTGCGATGATCGCCACACAGCTCGATGATCCACCCTTGTATATGTCGGACTCAGCCTGTCAGTGGTGTGACGCGAAGACGATCTGCCCCAAGCAGAAACAGCAATTCGATGTCGTGGCCACACAGACAGACATCACCGCGATGAACAAGGAAGAGATCGCAGAGGTGATGAAGACTCTGACAGTTGAGCAGATCAGTGCCATTCTGGACAAAGCACCGATGGTTGAGAAATTCATTAAGGCGGTGGAAGACTACGCGATGCAGGCCATGGAAAAGGACGGCATGGTGCTGCAAGGCTGGCAACTTGCACCGAAACGCGCAACGCGCAAATGGATAGATGGCAATGTGGCTGCCGAGAAACTGATTGCATCAGGACTTACCCGCAATCAAGTTTTTGAAACAAACCTAATTACTCCAGCGGCAGCAGAAAAGCTACTGCCAAAGGAACAAAGAGTTATCTTGGACGAGTTAACCGTCAAGGTATCAAGTGGACTCACGCTTGCGAGAGATCGCTCGTTGAGTCAATAATGCAAACCCTGTAACTTTTGAAAGCGAAACGCAAAATGCTAAACCTCTCTTCTGCTGGCGGCTCTGGAAACTACATCCGCTTCTCACCCCAAGCCAATGCATGGACAAACAACAACGGCGAGGAAATCCAACTCAAAAAAGTTGTGTTCGACATCAATGATGTGCAAACAGGATGGCTCGCACTTGGTGTCGGACTGCGCGATTGGCAACCCGATGCATCTCTCGGTAAGAAAGGGCCGCAACCGTCCCCTGATCACAAACGCGGATTCATCATCAAGTTTTACAACAAGGAAATCGGACTTGTTGAGTGGTCATCGAATGGCGTGGGCCCGAACATGGGACTTGAACAACTTTACACCGCGTGCGCGGCACAGCAAGCCGCCAATGCTGGCAAGTTGCCTGTGCTGGAGTACACAGGATCGAAGTTGGAGAAGATCGGCAAAGGCACGACACGCATTCCAGCGTTCAACATTGTGAGTTGGATTGAGCGTCCCGCCGGCATGGATGCGGATGGCGGTGGCGAGTCTTCAACGCCATTTGATGCGCCTGCACCGAAGGTTGCGCCAGTGGTTGCGCCAGCTCCCGCGAAGTCAGCGATGGCCGCAGCCGTTGGTGACGATGAGATGTTTTAACTGATCGGCTTTAAGCACCGCTGGGTAGCACCAGCGGTTTTTTTTCCTCTAAAAAAATACAACATGAAATATCTCTCACTTTGCAGTGGTATTGAGGCGGCAACAGTAGCATGGCATCCCCTTGGATGGGAGGCAGTAGCGTATTCAGAGATCGAAAAGTTTCCATCTCAGGTGCTGGCGCACCACTATCCACAAACGCCAAACCTTGGCGACATGACGAAATTTAAGGAGTGGTCAATTGAATCAAATGTCGATCTTCTCGTTGGAGGAACACCCTGCCAATCATTCTCAGTCGCAGGACTCAGAAAAGGATTGGATGACCCGCGTGGCAACCTCATGCTTACCTATCTTGCCATTGCTGACAAATATCGCCCCAGATGGTTGGTCTGGGAGAATGTCCCTGGAGTCCTGTCATCTAACGGAGGAAAAGATTTTGGAGTCTTCCTCGGGGCGCTGGGCGAACTCGGGTATGGGTTCGCCTACAGGGTTCTTGACGCTCAATACTTTGGAGTGGCACAGCGCCGCCGCCGTGTGTTCGTTGTCGGATACCTTGGAGACTGGCGACCTGCCGCAGCGGTTCTTTTTGAGCGCCACAGCCTGTCAGGGAATCCTGCGCCGAGCCGAGAAAAGAGGGAAGGTGTTGCCACCAGCACTGGAACAGGCGCTGCAAACAGTAACTGGCCAGCCGAAATAAGTAGCACGCTTGATACTACCTTTGGAACAAAACAAGGTTTGGAGAATCAGCACATTAATGCTGGTTGTCCGATGTTTGTTCCAGCGCAACCCATTGCACTTGCTGAGAACACCATTGGCAGACAACCACAAAACGGTGGAAATGGTGATGGGTTTACTGATGGCGGTCCGATGTACACGCTCAATGCCACAGGTGTTCATGGTGTGGCACAACCTGTTTACGAAATGCACGGTCAGGACAGCCGTGTGCGTGACCTTGGCGACACTTGCAGTACCGTCACAAGCAAATGGGGAACTGGTGGTGGGAATGTGCCGGTGACAACGCAGTCAATCTGCCTGATGGATCAAGGAGGCAGTGTGATGAATATCGAAAACGATATGACAGGCACATTGAGGCGTGAAACGCATGGGCATGAGCCTATTGTGATGCAACCCACAATCGTCCATGGCACACAAGACCCATGCGTGTCGGACATTGCATTTGCTCAAGGCAGAAACAATGGTGGTGAGAATGTCATGGTGCAACACATGGCAGTACGCAGACTCACGCCAGTAGAGTGCGAGAGACTGCAAGGCTTTCCCGACAACTACACCGACATCAAATCTAAAAACAAACCCACGCCTGATGGTCCAAGGTACAAGGCTTTGGGCAACAGCATGGCAGTGCCTGTGATGGCATGGATTGGGCAACGCATACAAGAAGTAGAGGCAATATGCAAGCAGAACAAATAGCCAAGACGCTCGGCAACGCGAAGAAAGCCAACGGTCAGTGGGTGGCGAGTTGCCCTGTACCGTCACACGGCAAAGGCAACGGCGACAAGAATCCATCACTCAGCATCAACATCAATGACGAGGGGAAGCCCTTGTTCCACTGCCACGGTGGATGCAGTCAAGAAGAAGTCTTCAGCACCATCAGGGCATTGAACTTGCTGCCTGAACTGCTGGAGAAGCCTGATCCACTCGCCAACATCAAACCCATACCGCGCAACATCTTGGAGCAGGAATGGGCGTATCAGGATGAGGACAGGCAAACGGTCTTTGTCAAGCAGCGGTACAAGATAGGGGAGTCTGGAAAGACTTATAGACTCTACAAAGTTGATAGTGATGGCAGACGCTCCACAACGCTTGGCGATGCTCGGATCGTGCCCTACAACTTACCCGCATTGCTGGATGCGAAGACAGCAGGCCGCAACATCTTCTTGGTGGAAGGCGAGAAGGCAGCGGATGCCATCAAGTCGATTGGCATGATTGCCACCACCGCACACACAGGTGCAGGCAGTTGGCCAGATGCCATCACAGAATACTTTGCTGGCGCTCAAGTCATCATCGTGCCCGACAACGACATAGCGGGTTGGGGATACGCCTACAAAGCGGCAGAGGCAATCCTGCCTATCGTCAAGTCACTGAAGGTTGTTGATCTCGGCTTGCAAGGTCAAGGTGACGATGCCTTTGAATTCATTGAGGCGGGTGGCGGCAGGGCCGAGCTGGTGGCGTTGGTCAAGGCCGCGCCAATCGTGACAAGCATAGATCAGGTAACGATGCCCGAAAGATTGAATCCGATTGTCAATTCTGTGGCAACAGCGGTGCAGCAAGTGACAGCACCGTCAGAGTTTGACATTGCCAAGGAATTTGAGTCAGAGCCACCAGCACCAGCCGAACAAGCCAAACCGTCAAAGCAAATACAGATTGAGCACTGGGATTCCATCCAAGATGAGCCAGTGAAGTGGCTGATTGACGGTGTGCTGCCTGCGGGTGCGTTCAGTGCGCTCTATGGACCGCCAGGCTCATTCAAGTCGTTCATCGCGCTGGACATTGCACACGCCATCGCCACAGGTACGCCATGGATGGACAGAGAGGTCAACGAGGCAGGTGCTGTGCTGTACATCGCCGGCGAGGGTTTCGGCGGTATCGGTGCGCGGATCAAGGCACTCAAGATTCACCACAACACTGAATCAGGCGCACCGATCTATGTCGTCAGGCATCAGCTCAACCTGAGATCAAGCATTGAAGACTTCAACGCGCTGGTGCTGGCCATCGAACAGCTGGTGCAGCAATCGGGCATCGAATTCAAGCAAATCGTCATTGACACGCTGGCCAGAGCCTTTGGCGGTGGCAATGAGAACTCCAGCGAGGACATGGGCGCGTTCATCGTGGCCTGTGGACGCATCCAAGAGATCGTGCAAGGCGCAGGACTGATGATCTTGCACCACAGTGGAAAGGATGCCACCAAAGGATTGCGCGGTCACTCAAGCCTTTTGGGCGCAGTGGACACCGAGCTGGAGCTACTCAGGTTTGAGGACAGCATGAAGGGAATCGTCACTATCAGCAAGCAAAAGGACGGTGCGGACAACGACAGGATCGGCTTTGAGATGGTCACAGTCGAGCTGCCAGCACCGACAGGCGCATTGCAAATCGGTGAGCCGCAGACCAGTTTGGCGGTGCAGCCATGCGAACTCGGACAGTTTGACGCGCTGAAAAGGGATTCAAAAGGCGCATCCAGCAATGCGGGACACGGCAAGAATCAGGTCTTGTCACTCCAATGCTTGGAAAATGCGATTAAGAAGAATGGCTTCTTGAAGTTAATCGAAGGTTCTCAGCGCATGGTGGTGGATTTAAGCCACTGGAAGACCGAATTGTGGTCAAAAATGGGCTGCACTGAGGAGGACAAGGACAGCTTCAAAGTCACTTGGCAGCGGGTCAGGAAGGACTTGTCCAGACATGGACATGGACAGATCAGCGATGGATTTGCGTGGTTGACCGTCAAAAGTGAATCAGGCGAATCGTTCTGAGGCTGTATGAATATACAGGGAACAGGGAACAAACAGGGAACAAACAGGGAACAAATGTTCCGCACAAGGGAACAGGAACAAACCGAGAGTCTAGGACTCGGAGGTTTGTTCCCTATTGTGTGTTCCCTATTTGCAACAAAACGGAGGAAATAGAAATGGCGGTAAAGAAGTCACTTAGACAGCATCCAGTGGTGGAGCATCCAAGCCAACAAGCAGATGCGTGGACGATTCATGTGCAATCAAGATTGGTGGAGTTGGAGGCTGTGAAGGCGGCCAGCGATAGGAAATGGGGAGAAAATCGACTGATTACTTTAGTTGACAGTGAGCTGAGAGAGAAATTCTGGACTCAGAACAGCAGAGTTGAGCAGGCGATTGCGGCAAAAGACAAAACGAGATTCGATTCCAGTTTGGCGGGAATGATCAGGGCTTATGGTGTGCTGGAGGCTTGGGCTGATGAACAAGGCATCACGCCAGCCAATGATCAGATTCCGAGAATCGAGTGGGAGTTGCAGACAGGTCAGGTCATGGTCATTGTCAGATCGGTCAGCGAGACGCTGGCTTTGCAGCGGGAGAGACAGGAACTGAGCAACCATTGCATTTGGTCAATGCAGGAGCTGGAGGTGATCTTCAATGATCCGCTGGTGCAGGAAATCATCAAGGTCAAAGCCTTTGAGCCATCCGCCAAGGTGGTGAGCTTCAAAGCCAACAAAATCGGTGGAGAATCAGGCTTTGACGACTTTCCAGATGACTTTGATGTGCTGGAAGGTCCAGCAGCAGAAAAGAAATTCGATACCAAACTTGCAGGGAGATTGAAAAATGCAGCAAATTAAGCGATTAGCGGGCTTGATCAAGGAAAAGGTACTGGATATCGTCCAGCGGATTAAAACGGCTTTAAAGAGGGTCTGAGCGTGGTTGGTAACCCAAAACGAAGACAGGACATTGCTTTCCTCAACCAAATGCCAGAGGAAATGATTTTCAGCATGGTTGAAAGCGGCAAAAGCATTGCCAATATCTGCATCGAGCTGGGGATCAGTAAGCGTGCGCTAGACGATTGGATTGAGGAAAATGATCACGGTGCTATGATTACACGCGCGCGCACGCGCGCAGCAGACCTTTTGGCGTGTGAGACGGTGGAGATAGCGGACGGCATGGATGTCGATCACGCGCAGCGCGATGTCCAGCGCATCCGAACGCGCCAGTGGCTGGCTGAACGGTGGGATCAGAAGACTTACGGATTACAAAAAGCCGCGCAGGTCAACATCAACATTCAAGACTTACGCATGGCGGCACTGCGCCACACCGAGGTGCTCGAGGACTTATCCACAGAAAATCGCAATGATTGAACACATTCACCTGTGGATAACGCAAATCTGCCTGCTGATTGAGCAAATCAGAGCCAGTTATCCACATTTGACTTAACATAATGGACATCGTGTTAAATGGATTTTGTAAGTTGTCTGTAAGAAAGTATATAAATCAATGACTTGCATGAACAGTGGGCTGTGGATATCTTTTTCGCTGTCAAGTGGCGCTGGCGACCGACCTGCGCCTGGCGCGGCTCGATGCCCCCCCCTTGCGATTCTTGGCGGGGGCGGCTGATGACGCACCTAAACACCTACCGAATCCCATAACC